ATGCTGACGGATACGGCGGTGAGGAAGGCGGCGGCGCGCGACAAGCCTTATAAGATGGCGGATGCAGGAGGCCTGTTCCTGTATGTTGCGCCGTCCGGGTTGAAGTCATGGCGGATGAAGTTTCGGTTCGACGGCAAGGAAAAATTGCTGACGTTCGGGCCGTACCCCGACATGAAGCTGTCAGAGGCGCGCGAGCGGCGCGACGCTGCCCGGCGGCAAATCCGCGAGCATATCGACCCGTCGGGGGCACGGAAGCGCGCCCAGGAAGCACGCGAGCAAGAGCGGATGGAGGAAGCCCGCCAGATCACGTTCGAACAGGCGGCGCGGGCATGGCACGAAATGCAGAAGGGGCGGTGGGCCCCGGTCCATGCCGAGGACGTGATTACGAGCCTGGAACGCGACGTGTTTCCGAGCATCGGGCATAAGGCCCTGTCGGCAATTGATGCGCCGACCGTGTTGAAGGTGCTTCGCGCGGTCGAGGATCGCGGCTCGATCGAGACGGCGCGGCGACTGCGCCAGCGCATTTCTGGCGTGTACGCGCTCTATATCTCCGAAGGCGTCGCGACACTCGATCCGGCGGCGGCGGTGACGAAGGCGCTCAAGCCGCTACCGAAGAAGGGGCGGCAACCCGCGCTGACCGACGTGACGGAGGCGCGGCAGGTGTTGATTGCCGCCGAATCGTCCGGGGCGTCACCGGTGACGAAGCTGGCATCCCGGTTGCTGGCATTGACGCAATCCCGGCCGGGTATGATCCGTGGGGCCGAATGGTCGGAGTTCGAGGGGATCGATTGGACTGGGCAGCGCTACGGCCCCGACCTGGCCCTGTGGCGTGTCCCGGCGGCGCGCATGAAACTGGTGATGGACCTCAAGGACGAGGAAGAGTTCGAGCACCTCATCCCGCTTACCTGGCAGGCGGTGGACGTGCTGCGCGCTGCGCATCGTCTGACCGGTCGGGGGAAGCTGGTATTCCCCAGCCAGCGGCATAGTCACCGACCGCTCAGCGAGAACGCGATCGGCTACCTCTATAACCGCGTCGGCTTCCACGGGCGGCACGTCCCGCATGGCTGGCGTTCCTCATTCTCGACCACGATGAACGGCTTGGCCGTCCGGCATAAGCGCGTCGGCGACGAGGCGGTTATCGAGTTGATGCTGGCGCACGTCCCCGAGAACAAGGTCAAGGCGGCGTATGACCGGGCCGGGCATATGGAGCGGCGGCGTGAGCTATCGCAGGAATGGTCCGACCTGCTGATGGATGGGATGATACGGGCGAACGATTTGCTGGAGGGGCCACGAAGAGGTGGGTAACAAGCGCAATATACCTACTCTGCGCATGAAATTGCATTTTCGTGCGCAAAATGCCATGAACGCGCACAAGGAGAACGTGCAATGGCATTTCGCGCAGATGAAGCCGCCGCCGACCGACTGGCAAGGACCAAGAATTATTTGATCCCGCGAGGTTTTCCAGTCGAGGTCCGCAATCGAGCAGAAGAGGTTCTTGCCAAGATTGTCGAGCAGTGCGGCCCGGCCGTCGACGATTACCCAAGCTGGCACCCGCTTGTGAGTGTTCACAATCGCAGGCACCCGCACACGACGCCTGGCAGGTTTCAAGGCTATGTCGGCTTAGATCATACCCGCTATTTCGCGCATGGCTTCGTGACCTGCCCATATGGCGATGGGCAAGATGTGATCGAGTCGGTGCGCGAGATGGATAGGGGCATGAAGGGGCCCGCCATTGTCTATGCCGAAAAACTCGACTGTAAATTCTATAACGAGGGGGCCACCCCTATTCTCGTGCGTTGCGACTGGGGCGACCCGTTAGAGGAAAATCAAACAGTTCCGAAGCGGATCGCGGTGGCGCTGATGATGGAGCGCGAATTGCCCAGTTGGCGGTCGGCCGAGGTGGGGGAGACGTGGGAGACGATGCGCCCTTATTTTCTCGGCTCGCCTCATGGAAAGCGGTCGTCGCTGTTCGTCACTCAAGAGACTGCGTTAGCGATGAAAAAGGTTTACGCGGCCATGAACGACGCGGGCGTTTTCGGACCCTTATACGATCAGAGTTAACGCAGACTTGCGTGCATCCTGCCAGATGCAATCAATGCCTTGTGCGCGACCGATCCCGCCCATCTCGGCGGGATCGCAGTGCCGGGTATCGCACGGCACATGCGCACCATCCGATACGCATCCATCGTGCGCAGTCCAACCCTACCGGCGTCACGGCCACAAGAAAGGGTCTGGCGTCATGGAAGAGCGGGAGGTGGTCAACTCCACCAACGATCCTTATCCTTCCCAACTCCATTCCATGCGCTATCAAGCGGTGACATCCGGCGCGCATATTGACTTGGGTCGGCGTTAGCGATCCGGTCCCCAATTTCAGTGAGTGCGTTCATCGATCCAACACGGTCGTAAATCGCTTGGCCTAGGTCATGAAGCTCGCGTTTCAGAGCCGTTCCGATGGGATCGGCAACCACGTCGCGAAGACGGAGTACTTCTTCGTCAGTGTCGAGCAAGTCTGCTGCGGTAATGACCGAGAAGGTCGGCTTGGAAGCCTCGGGTTCTTTTTTTGGTACAGTTGAAATCCTCGTGTCGTTCGGCCTGCGATATTCGACAATCGCGTCAACGAGCTTTGTGGCGGCAATTACCAGTTGATCTACTGACGGTGCATCTAAGCTGGCCATAGTATCCCTTTTACGTAAAAGTCGCTGAACCGTGACCGAGATAGCAGTGACCGCTTTCAAGCCGCGGCACACCAGCCCATTGGATTCGCAACCCATGCATCAATATCGCTTTCATACCACGCTACCAACCCGGCGCTGATGGGGGTCGATGGCGGGAAGGTGCCCGCCGCGATCCGGCGATAGATGGTCGTGCTCGATAGCTTGGTGCGCGCCTTCACGTCGCGGATGCGCAGCAGGTTGTCGCGGCTACGGTCGACAGGGTGGCTCATGCAACCCGCCGGATGGGGGTGACAACGTTATCCGCCTGCTCGCCGCCGTCGGGGCCGCCAGCGATCTGCGCCTTCCATTCGCCGCAGTGACGGCTTTCATGCGTCACGGGGAATAGCGAGACGGGGAAGGGGCCTGCCGCCTGGGCAACGCTGGGCGCGCGGACCTGACAGGTTCCAGTGTCCGCCGCTGCACCGGGGTCACGGATGGCGTTGGAAAGGCGGGCTCCCATGCGCTGCCACCAGCGGCAGGTCGCGCAGCTTTGTTCGCAGGCGTTCGACATCAGGCCTCTCCTTTCGGGAAGGTGCGCGGGCGGCCGGGCTGTGCCAGCTCCTGCGCGAGGGTCGCGATCGGCGTTCCGGCGCGCAGCATGTCGGCCGGGGGCAGCCACAGGTCGCAGGGTAGAACCGGCTCGCTGACGGGTTCGTCGGGCAGCAGCGCGGCGGCGATGTCGTCCGGCCGGGACATCATCTTGATCCGGTTGGCCGTGGCGGTGAGCGTGCGGGTGGTGAAGCTGGCGCGGACGCCAGCTTCCCGTTCTTCGTTTGTCCGGCGATCAGACCTACGTCCCATCTCCCGACAAATCTCCTCCGCCTGCACCCGACCCAGCTTGTAGCCCTGGATCAGCCAGCGTCGTTCGTTGGCCGTCCCCTGGCCCTTTTTGGGTCGAGCGGCGGTCACAGCGGCATCCTGCCATTGAATTCGCCGCACTCGTGGTCGCGGTGGACGTACGGGAACACCGACATGGTGTCCTGCTTGTCGAGGTCCGGCACCCAGCGCGGCGGATAGCGGCGGCAGATGCCTTGCCCCGGTACGATGTGTGCCAAGGCGACGACCTTCGAGCGCTCGGCGGGGTCTTCTTCCGAGGAAGCCGCGGCACCCTCGAGGAAATGCAGGCAGGAGGAGCAAGCCATGATGCTATGCCCTTTCGTGCGCGAACTGCCGGGGCAAGCAGTCATCAGCGAGCATGTCGCGATACTCGGGCACGACGAGCATAGCCTCGTGCACCATCGCCACCGGCACATCGTAGAACGCGGCGACATGCCATGCGTCGATCATGATCTGGAGCCTTTGGGCTCGTTCGTCCTTGCTTCGGAAGTCCGTGAAGCAGGCGCCGACGCTCGACTGATAGGCATCCGACGCGCCAATCTTGTCGGGCCAGCGGACGACAGCGACGCTTGGGGGAGCGCCGTGGAAACCGTTGTTCCAGCACAGCATGGCATTCGACAGGGGGATATCCTGACTCATAATTAGTGGTCCTTCTGAAACATGGTGTTGATCTTGAGCATCAGCCGCTCGAACCGTTCGAAGTAGTCGAGGCGGCTCTTCACGCTGTCGTCGTAGAGCCAGAAGCGCCCCAGGCCGTCGGTATTCCACCAGACCTGATCGAACGTGGCGGGGGCCCGGCTGAAGACGACGCCATGGCTCTCGGCGAGCTGGTCGTAGTCGCGGAATTCACGGTCGAGGGCGCCGAGCGGCTTGTAGTTGCGGTTGAGGGGAAGCAGCACATGCTTCCGGCTTGGATGCTGCACGCGCTGGTAGAGATAGGGCATGCAGTATTTGAAGAAGGGGTGGTGGTGGCTACGGCTTCCTGCCGTCAGTGACGCTGCCTGAGCGGGCGTCATGCCCGCACCTCCGTCAGGCTGACGCCGCCGATGCGGGCGAGGTCCTCGATCGAGTGCCAGAGCGCCCGGGTGAAGAAGTCGGTGTTCTTCACGCCCCGTTGGAATTCGGTGTGGTCGGGATCGAGCGTTGCGTGATCCGACCAGGCACTGCCGTCAAGGTGTCGGAAGGTCTCACGAAGCTTGGCGATCACGCCCTCGACAGTGTTCGCGCGCTGGGCGAAGAGCACGTCCTCCAAGGCAGAGGCGCGGGCGTCGGCGGCTGCATCCTCTTCCTGTGTGCCGGGGCCCTGATCGAACCACAGCCGCATCTCGCGCTGCATCGCTGCGAAGGTGTCCAGCAGAAGCTTGTCCGACTGGACGTAGGCGCCATGGCCGCCGAACCGGCGCGCATCGGCTGCGATCACCGCGAGGAGATCGGCGGGCGCATTGTCGAGCCACATCCGGTTGTCGTGGAATAGCTTCAGCTTGGTTGCGAGTTCGGTAGGTGCCGGGGCTACGCAACGGATGAGGGTCTGCAATGCTTGGTATTCAGCATCGGCCAACTCGTCGAACCGGCTCTGCTTTGCCTCGAAAGCGATCTCGGCGTCCGCGTCCTGAACGGAGGCCTCGTATTGCGCCGATGCCAGGGCAAACTCGCCCTTCTCGTACAGAGTGCGTTCCACCTTTGCAGCGGCGTAGGCCTCATAGGCGCGCTGCCACTGGAGGAACGGGCCGCGCATGAAGGGATCATAGCCCTGTGGCAGTGCGACCGGGATCGATGACTTCGGCTGGCTGGGTGGGTTCGGTACCATCCCGATGCCGAAATGGTCGCGCGCCTCGATGACTGCCTGCGCGAATGCGGCATCGTCGACGGCATGACCCTCTGCGCTGAGCTGGGCGAGCATGATCAGCCTGATGACGACGTCATCAGCGGTGGTTGCTGCGCTGCTCAGGACAAGATTGTCGAGGCGATTGAGATCGTCGCAGGCCGCGTCGGCAACCTCATCGCTCAGGCTGTCGTCTGTGCGCAGCTTCTCCGTGATCGCGTTGCGCTCGACCAGCAGGTTGCGGAGCGGCAGGCCTGCGGGAGCCTGAACGGGTATTCCGGCGATCGCGTCGAGGAACGGCTGGCGGGCCGCGTTGCTGATCCTGACATTCAATACCGGGTCGCCGTTGCTCAACTCGTAGAGGCGAACGACGAACGCATCGACCTTTTCGGCCAGGGCCGCCGGGTCACTGGACCACGTGAAGCTGCCTTCCCCTTCGAGCGGACTGAATGCGTCCTGCCTGTTCATCAGTTCGATCAGGTAGGTCTTGAAGGTGTAGTCCTCGGCCGTGACAGCTGGAATGCGGTGCACGGCATCACGCGCGTTGCAGGCGGCGAGGTAGCGGCGGTCGCACTCGGGAAAGTAGCTTGACGCATCGCCAATTTCCCCGGTGCCCGTCATGCAGAGAATAGCCGCATCGGCCCAGCGGAGGAACGCGGGATAGATGGCCGTCGACAGGCGGGTCTTGGCGAGCGCGATCACGTCGCGGGCCAGGGCGGCGATCTCCAGCTCTTCCAGCGTCGCTTCCTGCGTCTCGGCAGGCAGTTTCGCCAGTTCGCCAGCCATCGCCGTCTGGGCGGGGCCGGGCAGGAACACGACGCGGATGTTGGGCTTGGGCGTATACGGCGCTTGGCGTGCGAAAGTCGGATCGATCGGTAACGAAGCCATCTGGCATCTCCTGCATAGTGCGGGAAACCATCCCGCTTGGTCGTGCGGGGGATGGTCCCCCGCTTCATTCGAGCAGGAGATGGGCGGAGGCTGCCGGGGCGAGCGCGCTATCTAGCCTGCACCACTTCAGACATGCGCTGCGTGGCGACGCTATATGTACGCTTGTACGCGTACAATGGTCAAGGGCTATTTCCGACCAAAATGTCTTCCATCGTCAAAAGGCGGTGCATCTGATGCGCGCCAGTGCTCGGAATGCTGAACGTTGTTTCGCCATCGATTGATCGCAGATGGTAATGGGTTGGCGTCTGTCGTTCGAGCATTCCAAAGGTGACGAGTGCCGCGGCGGAGCCTGCGTCTCCTACATCGAACTCTTCAAGATAGACGCATACGTCATCGCCAAATCTCGGCGGGCGATATTCGTCCAATACCATAAGTTCACCAGGCCTGTATCTCGGAACTAATGCTTTTTCTCGCATTAGTATGGCGTACACAGAATGAGAGGTTATCATGGCTGGGGGATGCCAGCATTTCGCTATTGGCATATCCAAGTCTAAGGCAAAGACATCGATTTCCGTATTCTCTGGTCCATATGGCTTCCTGGCGATCCATACTGCCGGATGAATTGCAATGTCGTTTGAAACTTTTCGAGTTTCTGCGTCTATTTGGCTCCCAATTTTTTCCGAAGGTCGAGGTGCAGTTAGAGAGAAGACCTCCTCCTCTAAGATAGGCGGTGTACCATGGCCTACCATTGCTTGAGCCAGTCGAGCCGCTACGCCCCTATCGAGGTAGGGCGTGTCGTAGGACGAATTAAAAAACTTCTGAACGGAAGATCGCCCGCGATAATGCGCCGCCAGCGCAATCTCCTCAAGAGAAAGGCCGCTTCGCTTTCTCAAGGCTATTAGTTTGTCACCCATCGTAGCCAAGCGTACAATGTCCCTTGATAAGCGTACGCTTCTCAGCGTACATTGGTGGTCATGTCGAGAGCCATCATTAGCGCCTGCGGCGGCATCCGCCCACTAGCGCGTGCGTTAGGACACCGCAGCCATACAACCGTACAGGGCTGGTGGTGTAGGGACCGCATCCCGTCTCGATGGCTGCCCAAACTGGCGGAGATCCGCCTCATCGGTGGTTTTGCGCATCACCAGAATGATGCCGAAGGAATGGATCGCGTTTTAGACGCCCCTCTCACTCCCCGCCCAACCGGATCGGTCGCGGCTCGTGACTGACGGCACCGCTCCGGCCCACCGCCGCCATGCACTCGCGGAAGACGGAAATCGCATCGTCCTTCGCGGCGACCGACTGCGGGTCCCGTTCGGCGATGTGTTGGAACAGCGCAAAGGCGATGGCGGCGTCACTGCCAGCGGCGGCGCGCAGAGGCATGTCAGGGTCGAGCATAGGCTTACTCTCTGTTCGTCTAGCGGACGTGCCAACGTGTCTCCCGAGGGGGTCGCCGCATGACCGTGTGCGAGTCTGGAGCCAATAGGGCGAGTGTGGGTGGTGTGCATTCAGGCCGCGTCCCGGCTGGTGATGCCGTCAATCTTCTCGATGTGATAGGAGGCTATCTCGCCGCCTGCCGTTTTGGCGAGCCCCGTGACGAAAAAGAAGACGTCAAAGGGGCTGTCGCCATGGAGGATTTCCTCTTTGGCCGCGTCGCTACCGAAAGTCAGTCGCTTAGGTTTGCTGCTGAAGCGATCGATAAAGCCGAGGTCGCCAGCTTTCGCGTCGCGTACCTGATAAAGGCGCAATGGCTCATTCTCAAATCTCAGTTCGCCGGGCAGGGGGCCCGCGAGCAAGTGATTGGCGTTGCGCGCGATGTCACCGCCGATTTCTGGGGTGATAACGATCTGGTTTACAGTCACGGTATTGTTGTCGCCGGAAACCTGAATCGCATTTCCGTTTACCGCAGGGGCAACAAAATTCTTCGCATTGCGGAGCGACGATTTGTCAGATCGGCTGACGAGCTCGTCACTCGCAAGCCCACGGCCGTAGTTCGCGAGGCCGTTCAGAAGGCCGCTCCAGTGCCCCAGAAATGGCGCCAGTCCGTCCAACGCTATTGGAATGAAGGGTGCGCCCGCCTGAAGCGCATCTCGTGTCATGGAAGTAAGCGTCGCAAGGACGCTGCTCTCGGTGATACTCTCAACGTAGAGGCGGGCCTTCTCGTCGCCGGAAAACCGACGATATTCGTCGCCGACAGCGGCCAAGCTGGCGGTCAAATCCAGAAGATCGAGGGGCCGTTCTTTCTCGATTTTGATCAGCATTCGCGTCGACGTCTCGCTCATCTGCTTGGCCCCCTCAGATTTTCGAATGATGAAACGCCTGAGGCGGTGTCACTGTCAATCCAATCGCTTCGAACTTGCACGCTTACAATAAGCCCAGTCTCGGAAGGTCTCCGAGCATGAATGTTGCTAATCTCATTCACCGGTCACGAGCTTCCCGTGCAGGCAGACCTTGTGCATCGCAGGCACATCGCTCGCTGCCCTCAATCATTGGCCGCCGCCTCGCTGCGCAGCACGTCGGTGACGAAGTGCATGAAGGCGCCCGCGCCCGTTGGTGGCAGCATGAGCGTGTTCAGCCGGTCGAGCTCGTCGAGGAAGTGGTGCACGATGTCGTTTGGCAGGTCGGTGTTCTGCATCGTGTCGACGATCGCCGCGACGAGGTTCGCCAGTGCGATCGCGGTCAGCCGGTTGTCGGCGCGTGCTCGTTTGTCTTTCCCCATGCCGGAGCTTGTGGGCGATGACCGCACCGCACATCCACGGACGTCGCCGCACCTTTTCCGCGTCATCTGCGGTCGATGCGCAGAACGCCACGCTGACCGCGATCAAGACGGAGGACGCGGCAACCTGGGCGGATATCGGCAGGGCGCTGGGCAAGTCCGAGGATCGGGCGGCGGCCTATGCCAACACGGCCTCGCCGCTCGACCTGCCGACCTTCCTGGCCGGGTGCCGGGAATGGGGAGGGCGGTTCGCTGATCCGCTGCTGACACTGGTCGGCGGGCGCTGGGCGGAGGTGGGCGCGATCTGCACGGGCGATGAGAAAGCGGCGCTGACGCTCGCCAGGCTGCTGCCCGCCGTCATCGCGATCGAGGCAGACGGGCTGACCGAGGCTGGCGAACTGGTGCCGCACGAGGTGCTGATACGCCGGGTGAATCGGCTGACCACGCTGTGGCTGAACATGATCGCCGAAGAGAAAGGGCGCGTGTCGTGAATCGTCGCCGTACTTACGAACAGGAAGCGGAGTTCCGGCGCGTCGTCGACGAGGCCAAGCAGCGCTACAACATCAGCGACATCGTGGCGCGGACCCGCAAGGTAACGCGCGCCGGGCGGAACGAGATGCGGGCGCTGTGCGCGTTCCACAACGAGCGCACGCCGTCGATGCAGTTGAACGACGCCAAGGGCACCTATCACTGCTTCGGCTGCGGCGCGTCGGGCGATCTCGTCAGCTATGTCATGAACACCGAGCGGCTGGGCTTCATGGAGGCACTGCGCTGGCTGGGCGCGGCGAACCTGCCCGGTGTCGATCCGGCGCAGCGGGCCATCGCGGCGGCCGAGGATGAAGCAACCCGGCGCCGGGCGATCGAGCGGGCGCAGGGCGTGTGGGACAAGGCCATGCCTGCGCCCGGCACGCCTGCCGAAGTTTACCTGCGCGGGCGGGGCATCGTCATGCCGATCCCGCATACCATCCGCTTTGCAATGACCCCGGCCTGGTATGACGACGACACGGGCGAATGCGGCCCGGATCTGCCTGCGCTGGTCGGCGCGGTGGTCGATGGCGGTGATCAGCTGGTCGGGCTGCAGCGTATCTTCCTGGCGGATGGCGGGCGGCGCAAGGCGGGCATGGCCAAGCCGAAGCGCAGCCTGGGCCGGGTGAAGGGCGGGGCGCTCCGGCTGAACTCCGACATCGACAGTGTGTCGGACACGCTGATCGTCACCGAGGGGCCGGAAGATGGCCTGAGCCTGGCGCAGGAGATGGACCGGGAGGTGTGGGTGACGCTGGGCACCGCGCTGATGCCGCATGTCGACTATCCGCCACGCATCGTGACGATCATCATCGCCGGGCAGAATGACAACGCGGGCCGTGCCGCCGTGGCGAAGGCCGAGGAAGAACTGGCCGAGCGTGGCTATGCGACGCGCACCATGTGGCCTGCCGAGGGCTTCAAGGACTGGAACGACCAGTTGCGGGGGATCCGGGCATGAGCGGCATGTTCGATCCGCAGTTCGCCGCGTCCGAACAGGGCAACCCGCTGACCAATCCCGAGGCCGAGCTGGGGCTGCTGGGTGATCTGATCGCGAACAATGCGCTGATCGACCTGTGCGCCGATCGGTGCCGGCCGAACGACTTCTCCGTGCCGCTCTATGGGCAGGTCTATGCCCGGATGCTGGAGCGGACCGCGTCGGGTGCGGCGGTGGATGCGGTGATGCTCGCGCCGCACTTCGCCAATGACGAGGGCTGGGCGCGCCTGTTCAAGGTCTTGTCGGCTGCCGCGCTGAACGCTGGTACGGTCGAGCGGACCAAGGGCTATTTCGAGCAGGTCGTGGCGCTGTCCGCGCGGCGTCGGCTGGTAGCGGGCTTGCAGGATGTCGTCATGTCCGCGCGCGACCTGAGCGTCCCGCGCGAGGAGCTGATCGCCAATGCCGACGAGGCGGTCGGATCGATGGTGGATGACAGCACGATCCGCCAGGCGCCGGTCGGGACCTATGCGCAGGGCGTCATCGACAGCTTCGGCAAGCCGATCGTCGGTGTCCGCTGCGGCATTATCGGATCGCTCGACGATGCGGTCGGCGTGCTGCGCCCCACCAACATGGTGGTCGTCGGCGGACGGCCGGGCATGGGCAAGACGGCGCTGGTCACCTCCTATTCGATCGGAGCGGCTGCGCGGGGGCATGGGGTGCTGATCTTCTCGCTGGAGATGAGCGCGGATGAACTGACGCGGCGCATCCTGGCGGACATGACCTTCTCGCCGCGTGGCGGTGTTCCATACGAGCATGTCCGTGACGGCACGGTGCGGGCCCATGAGATGGACGCGGTACGCCGTGCACAGCATCGACTGTCAGAGATGCCGCTGGAGATCAACGACGGCTCGGGCCTGACGCTGCAGCGGTTCATCCGCCAGGCGCGGCGCCACAAGCGTCGGCTGGAGGCTCAGGGCGGTAAGCTCGAACTGGTGGTGATCGATTACCTCCAGCTCATGACTCACAGCCGGCGCGGCATGTCGCCTTACGAGCATGCCTCGGAGGTTAGCATGGGCATCAAGCAGTTCGCCAAGGATGAGAACCTGACCGTCATTGCGGTCGCGCAGCTGAGCCGTGACGTCGAGCGTCGGCCTGACAAGCGGCCGATCCCCGCCGACCTGCGCGACAGCGGCCAGATCGAGCAGGACGCCGACCTGATCGTCTTCGTCTACCGCGAGGAGGAGTATCTCCGTCGCGAGGAGCCCGAGGACCAGTTCGGGTCGAAGTACGAGACTTGGCGGACGGACATGGAAGCCGTGCGCGGCAAGATCGAATTCCTCGTGCCCAAGCGGCGCAGCGGGCCGACCGGCAAGGCGTCGGGCTATTTCTTCGGTGCCAACGCCGCCGTGCGTGGCAGCGACTTCTATTCATCCCATCATCAATCGGAGACCAGGTAATGGCTCGTATTCGCTCCGTGCATCCCGGTCTCTGGACGGATGAGGCCTTCGTATCGCTCACACCCTTCGCACGGCTCTTCTTCATGGGGCTGTGGGGCGAGTGCGACGACATGGGTTCGTTCGAGTGGTCGCCGCTGAAACTGAAGATGCGGATCTTGCCCGCAGACGGTGTCGATGCAGGCGACCTGCTGGCCGAACTGGAGCAGGCCGGTTGCATCATGCGCTATGAGGTCGGTGGGCGCACGATCGGCGCGGTCCGGAATTTCTGCCAATTCCAACGGCCTAAGAAGCCGAACTCGGTGTACCCGCAGACGGAAGCGGTTCGGCACTGGGTCGGAACTGAGGAGCGTTCAAAGCGCGACGGTTCGGAACCGGTTCGGAACTCGGGGGGAAGCGGTTCGGAACCGGTGGGGAACCAGTTACCCACTGGTGGGGAAAAAGCTCGCCAGATGGAGGATGGAGATACCTTTCCTATCGGAAAGGGCGCTGACGCGCCGCCAGTCGATTTGCGGAAAGTCGTTTTCGACGAGGGGGTGAAGCTCCTGACCCAGTCCGGGCAGTCGGCCAGGGCGGCGAGGGGGCTGGTGGCGAAGTGGTGCAAGGCTCACGGGGAGGGGCCGACACGGGAAGCGCTGGTCAGCGCTGGCGGTCGAGCCGATCCCGTGTCGTGGATCGAGGGGCGATGGCGAACCAAGGTCCAGGACGCCGCCGACGCTGCCGCGATCAGCCATGCCCGTGCCGAGCGCTACCGCCGGATGGACCTGCCAGGGCCGCCGCCCGAGGTTCTGGCCCGGATGGTCAACGGGGCGATCTGCCTGCCGGAGCCCGAGGTTCAGCATGCCTGAGCGGGGTTCGGCTGTGGCCGGCGGCGTGCAGTGAGCCGCTCGTACAGGGCTGGGATCAGGTGGTTTTTCGGTGTTCGGACGGGGTGATTGCGATGGGGCGGGTGAACAAAAAGATGATCAGCACGAAGGTCCGCCGGGCAGTTCGGACCGAGCGTGATCAGGTCGCAGACCTGGCCAAGGCGTGCGGTGTGCCGGATGCGCAGGTCGGCAATCTCGGGCTGGCTAAAATCGTCGATCTGAGCGGCGAACTGGGCGCGCGCCAGAAGACCTACACCGTGCTGGTGAACCGGGGCGGTACGGCTATCGATCGCTGGATCAACGGGGACAAGGCGGGCCTGTTCGGCGAGCCCCAACAACGCGCCATTCGCCACACGCAGCGGCTTTGGGTCAGGGCTGACGGCCATTTGCGGGCGCTCGATCCTGCCCGTGATGTAGTCGACGAGCATGTCGACGGCATGTCGCAGCAGGAGGCGCTAGACGAGCTGCAGCGTTACAAGGATCGCATGCCGCGACCGTACTGGGACGTTTACGAGAATGTCTGCCGCTTCGATGAAGAGGCCGGCGTCGCAGGCGCCAGGATCGCCTCGAATGCGCGATCAGCGGTAGACGCGGCAAAAACGACGGTCGCGTTCACGGCCAGCCTCATTGCGATGTGGCGCGGGCTGTAGAATCACTTTTTGTTCTTGACCACTGCGCAGCTATGTGAGATGCAAGCGGTAGTTGAAAGAGCCGCGCCCGAAAGGGGTTGCGGGCTTTGTCATGTCTGGAGGGCCTGATGCCCCAGATATCCCCCGCCGACCGGCTTCGCCAAATCAATAAGCGACTTCCATTTCGACAGCATTGGTAGCAGTTTCGTAGGTGAAGCGAATCAAACCCGCTTCATTTGGGAGAATGTTATGCGTATCATTCGTAATACCCTTTCGGTCGCCGTCACTTCGGCGGCAATCCTGCTCTTGCCAACCGCACCTTCTCTAGCGCAAGAGTACAGCCGCGACATGTGTCTCACGTTGGCCCAACGTTGCGGCGCAAATTATGCAAGCTGGGGTTATGAAACGGCAAACGAATGTTGGGACGCTGAGTATGCTGAGCAATGTCCCGACGCAGGCGGTGCCTACGATATGACGCAGCATGACTATTCGACTTACAATGGACCAGGCCAAGCCTGCTATGGCCGTTGCGGGGGTGGCGGCACCGGAACCCGTATTCCAGCGCGCGCTCAATAACTCTTCTGTCTGTAAATGTGAGAGCCGCGCCCGACGGGGTTGCGGCTCTCGTTATATCTGCCCCAGAGCTCACTTCTCGCCAGCCGCGACGATGTCGCGGAAGTCCTCCATGGTTGGCCAGATCGGCAGTCGTTTCTTGATGTCGCTGAGTAGCTTGTTGGTCTCGCGCTGCTCGTTGATCAGTTCGGTCATGAGCACTTCCATGCGCGAGCCCGGCTCTGGTAATTCGGCCATCTCATTCTCCCATTTGATGGTGGCCCGAAGTTGGCGCTCGGCTGCCGGGTTGGCAACCCCAGCCGCCCCTTTGGGTCCTCCTGGCCCCATCTGCATACGGGGGGCGACAGCGCGGGGCGCCCCCAGCTATGAATGCCGAAAGGTGTTTCCACTATGGCTGAGCCCGTTTCGGTTCGCGCTTTCGCAAAACTGGACGGCTGCTCGCACACGCTGGTCAGCAAGGCCATAAAGCGCGGAAATCTGCCGGTTACAGCCGATGGCCTCATCGATCCGGCGCTCGCCGGAACGGGTTGGCGACGGCGAAATCGGGTGGAAACACCCGTGGAAACCCAAGGTGGAAACACCGCAACTGTTTCCACTGGTGTTTCCACTCCCGCTGCCAAGGTGGAAACGCCCAAGCGACAGCGCGGCAAGGCCGGAGCCCAGCCGGTCGAGGGCCTCGAACTGGGCGACGACGATTTCGTCGACGCCGTGCTCAATGGCCGGTTCGTCAGCACCGCGCAGGCGGAGCAGATCAAGGAGAACGGGCTCGCCGCAAAGAACCTGCTCGCTGCCCGCAAGGAAGCGGGCGACGTGGTCGACCTGGAGGTCGCCGGGCAGGTGTTGTTCGCGCAGGCGCGCGCGTTTCGCGATGCCTGGCAGAACTGGCCCGCGCGCACCGCGCCGCTGATCGCGGCCAAGCTGGGCGTGCCCGTCGAGCCGGTGCTGGAGGCGCTGACCGAGCATGTCCACCAGCAGCTCGTCGAACTCGGCGACCCCGAAGCCGACTTCTCCGACGCAAGCGAAGCTTGAGCGGCTAGAACTTTCCTGGCGGCGCGGCATGACGCCGCCGCCGTACATCACGGTTCCCGACTGGGCTGACAAATTCCGCAAGAAGGCGGCCGGGGCCGGATCGACGATCGGGCAATGGCGCACGGGCGATGTCGAAATCGCCCGCGGGCCGATGCTGGCGATCACCGAGCCGGGCGTTGCGACCATCACGGTGATGGTGTGCACCCAGTTGATGAAGACGGCGCTCATCGAGAATGCGTTCGGCTTCTTTGCCCACCTCGACCCGTCGCCCATGCTCATGTTGCAGCCCAAGGAGGCTGCTGCCGAGCAGTTCTCGAAGGAGCGGATCACCCCGCTGATCAAGGCGACGCCGGTACTGCGCCGCCTGGTCGGTACCCGAAAGACGCGCAACTCCGACGAGACAATCCGCTACAAGTCGTTCCCCGGCGGCTTCCTCGCGATCGAGGGTGCAGGCAGTCCCGACAACGTAGCGCGCCGCCCGATCAAGCGCGTGTTCTGCGACGAGATCGACAAATATGTCCCCACCCGTGAGGGTGACGCGGTCGGCCTGGCCGAAGAGCGCATGGGAACGTTCGTGGGCGCGCAATCGATCCGGGCTTGCTCTCCGACGATCGAGGGTGAGAGCGCGATCCACGACAGCTATCTGGAGGGAGACCAGCGACAGGCATCGGTCGAATGCCCGCATTGCGGTCACCGCCAGTTCCTCGACTTCTTCAAGCACATCGAATGGGACAAGGAGCACGATTCCGAGGGTCATGTCGTCGCCCACCACCATAAGACGGCGGCGGTCCACTGCGAGTCCTGCGGCTGTGCATGGAATGAGGCACAGCGCCGCGCCGCGCTTCAGACCGCGCGCTGGCACCAGACCAAGCCCTTCCGGTGCTGCGACACGTATCAAGACCCCATGGCCGCGTATGAGGAGGCATGGCGCGCACCGCAGGAAGTCCGCCCGGCTGATCCGGTTGGCGTGGCCTGGGAGTGGTGGCAGGGACCGCGCTGGGCGGTCTACCGCGCCCGTTGCTCGAAGTGCGGGAATTGGCCGGTCGACAACGAGCATGCCAGTTTCACCGCTGGCAAGGAATTCTCGCCCTGGGACCGCGATGCGCCGCCCAAAATGGCGCGCAAATGGCTGTTGTGGAAGGACGATCCCGACCAGCGGGTAAAGTTCGACAACACCCAGCGCGGCAAACCGCACCGGCGGGCGGGCGGCAAGGTGCTGCTGGCCGAATTGCTTTCAGCGCGTGCCGAGACCTGGCCGGGCGAGGTTCCCGACGGCGTCGGGATCATCACCGTCGGCGGCGACACCCAGGATGACCGCGTCGAACTGGAGTTCGTCGGCTGGGGGCGCGGCGAGGAAAGCTGGTCGCTGCTCTACGTCGTCATCGAGGGTGATACCTCGTCCGAGGCGCTATGGGACCGGGTCGACCAGCAGTTGTTGCGCACGTTCCGCCGCGCTGATGGGCGCGAGTTCAACGTGTCGGCGGCCTGTATCGATTCCGGCGGCCACCGCACCAACGAGGTCTATCGTTTCGCGCAAGCCCGGCTCGGCCGCAAGGTCTGGGCGATCAAGGGCGCATCCGAGCGCAGCGGCACCCGCCAGCCTATCTGGCCGACGGTCAAGCCGAGCAACCGCGAACGGACGAAGTTCAAACCGGTCAGCATTGGCGTGAACGCCGCCAAGGACACGATTCGCGCACGGCTCGAAAAGACCGATGAGCCCGGCCCCGGCTATATGCACTTCGACGCCAAGCGCGACCTCGCCTGGTACGAACAGCTGATCGTCGAGAAGCGGGTGCCGAAGGTCGTCAGCGGCAGGAAGTTCACCGTCTGGGATTGCCCCAAGGGCAAGGCCAACGAGGCGCTTGACTGCCGGGTCTATGCCTATGCCGCGCTGCAGGGGCTCATCCATTTCGGAACGCGGCTGAACGAAGCGGTCGACGAAACCACCGGGATATACATCCCCCCGCCGCCCGAGCGGCCGGACGACGTGAAGACTTGGGGTTCCCCGGACGCGGACGATTGGGTCGGCGGCGGTGAAGGCTCCTGGCTATAAAGGAGATGCCCCATGTTCACCGCTGAGGACATCGCGGCGCTCAAGCTCGCGCTTGCGACAGGCGTGTCGGAGGTTCGCTATGCCGACGGACGCCAGGTCAAATACCGGTCGCTCGACGAAATCCGCCAGGTCATCCTGATGGCGCAGGCCGATATCGCCCCGTCGACCGAATCGCGCAGCTTCGTCGCGGAGTTCTGAGGTGAACTGGATCGACCGCGCCGTATCGGCATGGAACCCGGTGGCAGGTGTGCGTCGCCTGGCGGCGCGCCGGGCATTGTCCGAGCATTCGCGAGCCTATGACGCGGCGCGGCGCGATCATCGCACCGCCAGCTGGCAGGCGACCGGCAACAGCGCCAATGCCGAGGTGGGTGCGGCCGAGGAACTTGTGCGCAACCGATCGCGCGACCTGATCCGCAACAATGGCTGGGCGCTCCAGATCGTCGAGACCTTCGCCGATCATGTCGTCGGTACCGGCATCGTCACCGCGCCAACGGGCCTGAAGGGGCGCAACCTCAAGCGCGCCCAGCAGCTATGGGCCGACTTCGCCGAGAATTGCGACTTCGACGGCGATCAGGACCTGAACGGCCTGATGTGGAGCGCGGTCAAGTGCATGGCCGAAAGCGGCGCGGCGATCATCCGCTTCCGCCGGATCGCGTTCGATGCGCGCACAACCACCGTGCCGCTCCGCCTGCAACTGATCGAGCCGGATTTCATCGACGTGATGAAGAACGGCACCACGGCTGATGGCGGCTGGATCGATCGAGGTATCGAATATGACGGGCAGGGCCGCCGGGTGGCGATGTGGCTGCTCGAACGCCACCCAGGCGATGCGGCGATGTGGCGCAGCTGGTCGATGCGCTCCGAGCGTGTTCCCGCCGACGAACTGGTCTATCTCTTCAACAAGCTGCGCCCCGGTCAGGATCGCGGCATGCCGCTGCTCGCCCCGGCGATCATCCCGCTTCAGGACTTGAAGGGCTATTTCGATGCCGAACTGGTCCGCAAGCGTATCGGCGCGTGCATGGTCGGCGTCATCTATTCGACTGAAGAGGGAAGCGTTCAGATCGGCACGAAGCCCGGTCAGAAGCCGACCTATGGCCCGCAGACCCAGAAGATGGAACCGGGCCTGTTTACCCGGTTGCTGCCGGGCGAGTCGATCAACTTCAACTCTCTGCCCGCCGATGGTTCGTTCGATGCCGTCGCAACCCAGTTCCTGCGCCAGGCGGCGGCGGCGGCCGGGGTCATGTACGAGCATGCGACCGGCGATTTCAGCCGGGTCAACTATTCGTCCTGGCGCGCCGGGCACCACGGTTTCCGGCGGCGCATGGAGCGCATCCAGTGGAACGTCGTCATCCACATGCTGTGCCGCCCGATCGCCGCGCGCTTCAACGAGGCGGCATTCGCGGCCCAGATGGTCGCTGCTGCGCCAACCTGGCGCCACACGCCGCCCGGCTTCATTTCGGTCGACCCCTATAAGGACGCTCAGGCCGACCTGCTCAACCTGCGGATCGGCAAGGTATCGTTGCCCCAGCTCGTCGAGGAGCGCGGCTATGACTATGTCGAGTTCCTCATGGCCTATGCCGAGGGCCTGAAGCAGGCCGATGAGGCGTTCGCCGGTCTCGGCGTCGGCGTCATGTTCGATGGCGATCCGCGCAAGGCCGCCAAGGGCACTGCCCCCGCCAATGACAAGGCCGATGCCTCGGCCGAGCAGACCGACGCCGCTGCGGCGGCCTGACCTGGAGATCATCATGGAAGACGTGAAGCGCCCGGCGGCTCCGCCGGTGGCACCGGGGCAGCGCGACCCGCGCCCGGCAAAGCCGACCGATCGCCGCAACACCTCGATACCTGCACCGCTGACGCGCGGCGCCGGTGATCCGCCCGAGGGCCAGCAGCGCGGCGCCCCTCCGCCCGCGCGCGGCAGCCGGGCAGCGGCATTCACCGCGTCGAGCTATGACGCGACCGCCCGCACGGTGGATGCGGTGTTCTCGGCGGGTGCCGCCGTTCGCCGCTGGTTCGGTAGCGAAGTTCTCGCCGTGTCGGACGAGGCAATCGACCTCAGTCGCGTCGCGTCGAACCTGTGCCCGTTCCTGAACGCGCATAACCAGTATGACATCGGTGCGGTGCTCGGTCGCGTCGTCGCGGCGCGGGTCGAAGGCGGCCAGCTTATCGGCACGCTCGCCTTCGCCGATACCGATGCCGGTCGCGAGGCCGAGGGCATGGTCTCGCGTGGCGAACTGACCGGCATTTCGATCGGCTATTCGGTCCGCACCTGGACGCTGACCGAGCACACCGAAGACGCCGACACCTGGACGGCCACCAGCTGGGAATTGCTGGAAGTCAGTCTGGTCCCCGTTCCCGCCGACCCGAATGCCGGGATTCGATCGGCAGAGGTCCCTGTCACCCCGGCTGGCGCCCCCGCCAACACTCAAGAGGAAGATGATATGAACCGGAGCCTTCCGGGCGGCGGTGTCGCCCACCCCAATGCCAACCGTGGCGCCGCCCCGGCTGCGGCCGATACGACCATCGTCGTCGAGACGAATGGCGATACCCGCACCGAGCCCAATGCCGCCACCGACCAGCAGCGCCAGCAGCAGCCCGCGCCGGTCAACGTCGCCGCGATCCGCAGCGCTGTGACCAATGCCGGTCTGGGCGATGATGTCGCGTTCGAACTCATCGGCCGCCACGAGCAGACGCCGCTGACCCGCGACGCGCTGCTGGCGGATATCGGCCGCCGCTTCGCCGAGCGCGACAGCACCGCACAGACCCAGAACCGCATTACCGTCACCCGTGACGCCAGCGAGACGATGGTGCGCGGCATGGGCGATGCGCTGTTCCACCGCTTCTCGCCCGGCGCCCAGCTGAGCGAGCAGGGCCGCGCCTATCGCCGCATGGGCCTGCTGCGCATGGCCGAGGAACTGCTGGCCGCACGCGGCGTCAGTGTCCGCGACCTGTCGGCGAACGAGATCGCCGAGCGCTCGCTGCATTCCTCGTCGGATTTCCCGTCGCTGGTCGGTGGTGCGCTCAACCGTCGCCTGCGCGCCTCCTATGAAGAGAACCAGCCGACCTATCGTATCTGGGCCCGCCGCGCGCCGAACGCGCCCGACTTCAAGACGATCGACGTCGTCCAGATGTCGGCCATGCCCGACCTGTCGCCGGTCGGTGAAGGCGGCGAGTTCAAGTACGGCACCGCGTCCGACGGCAAGGTCAGCTACAAGATGGCGACCTATGGCAAGATCATCGGCTTCACCCGCCAGATGATCGTCAATGACGACCTGCGCGCACTCGACCGCGTCGTCACCGGCTTTGCGGGCTCGGCCGCGCGGCTCGAAAACCGCATCATGTACGGCCTGCTGGTCAACACCGTCATGCCGGACACCAAGCCGCTGTTCGATGCCTCGCATGGCAACCTCGCTCCGGCGGGCACCCATGTGACGACCGACGCGCTCGGCAAGGGCCGTGGTCGCATGCGGCTCCAGAAGGGCCTGCAAAAGGAGGAACTGAACCTCGCGCCGCGCTACCTGATCGTGCCCACGACCGAGGAGCAGGCGGCGTACCAGTGCACCAGCGCGAACTATGTCCCGGCCAAGGGTTCGGACATCAACGAGTTCCGCGCCGGTGGCCGTACCGCCGTCGAGCCGGTCGTCGATGCGGTCCTCGACTCGCTGACCGGCACGGCCTGGTTCCTCGCTGCCGACAGCGCGCATGTCGACACCGCCGAGTATTGCTATCTCGACGGCGCCGAGGGCGTGCAGATGTCGAGCCGCATCGGCTTCACCGTCGACGGCGTCGAGTTCAAGGCCAGCCTCGATTTCGCGGGCGCGGTCATCGACCATCGCGGCTTCGACAAGAACCCCGGCACGGCGAACTGATCGGCCGCCACGCGGGCGGCTGACCGGTCGCCCGCGTGATCCTCCCCTTCGTGCAACAGGATCACCCCCATGAAGAACTTCGTTTCCGAGGGCACGACCCTCAACCTTACCGCGCCCTATGACGTCGCCTCGGGCGCGGGCTTTCTCGTCGGCACCATCTTTGCCGTCGCGGTCGCCGCGGCGCTTGCCGGTCAGCCCGTCGACGGTCGCCGCTTCGGCGAGGTCACGCTTCCCAAGGCGGCCGGTGCCGCCACCCAGGGCCAGAAGCTCTATTGGGATGACGCCGCCAAGAACGTGACCACCACCGCCGGTAGCAACAAGCTGATCGGTGCCGCATCGGTCCCCGCTGCCGCCGGTGACGCGATCGTGACGCTCATTCTGATGCCGACGGCCGTCTGATGGCAGATCCGTTCGCCACGGGGCTGGGGGCGCTATTCGCGGCTGCTGGCTCCGTGGCTGCGGTCTATGTCCCGGCCGGTGCCGCACCTTATCCCGTCCGGGCGATCCTCGGCGGCAAGGATGAGGAACTGCCGGTCGGTGGCGGAGCGATCGTCGCCACGGTCACGATCATTCAGTTGCGCCGCGCCCAGGTTCCCGCGCCCGAGCAAGGCGACTTCGTGGTCCTGGGCGGTGTGATTATCGGGGGGAAAGTCGTCGGCGGCGATGTCTACGAACTGACCGGCGAGCCGATGAGCGACATCGAGCGCATCACCTGGACCATTGGCGCCGAGCCCAGCGATGCTTCGGCCCTCGCTTAAGCGCGCCGACGTCGACCGCGATTTCAGCGGCCTGGAAGAGGAGGTCGCGGGGTTCATCACCAACGCGATGCGCGACACCACCGACGAGGTGAAGAACGCGTTTCGCGACCAAGTGCGAGCGGCAGGCCTCGGGGATCGCCTGGCAAATGCCGTGCGCGGCGTCACCTATCCCAACCGATCGGGCCGGGTCAGTCTCGACCCCACCGGATGGGTGTATGCCCAACCGTCAAAGGATGGGCGCGGCGCAGCGGCGATCATCGACAGCTATGCCAATGGCCGGATGATCGTCGCGCGGAACGGACGCAAATTCCTGGCGGTGCCGACCTACGACTGCCCCCGCAAGCGCAGCGGCAACGCGCTGACGCCGAAGGAGGTCGAGAGCAGGTTCGGCCGGAAACTTCAGTTCATCAACCCCAGCGACAAGGGGTTCAAGACACCCTCCGTTCGCCACAAGGCGGTCGCATATCTGGTCCTCAAGGGTCTGGTCATCCGCAAGGCATCGGGCCGGTGGCGCAACGCCACGGAGCGCGAGCGGGAGGGCAGAACCCGCAACCCTCGGCCCGTGCAGGCGGTCATCATGTTCAGCCTGGTCCGATCGGTGAAGAAACCGAAGTCGATCGATATGTCTGCCCCCGCCGCGCTGGCCGAACAGCGCTTCGACGCCAACTTGAACGCCCGCTGGAGATAGCCATGCGCAAGCGCGTCGCGGTGCTGGCCGCCGTCAAGGCCATGATCGCGCAGGCGCTGCCCGGCGCCGAGGTACGGGGCATGTCGGTCGAGGAATCGCGGCCGACCCGCGTGTCGCCGCTGGGCATGGTGATCGTCCGCTCGGGCGACCCGGGCACGCCCGAGGTTGACCTGTCCCCTCCCACTTATTGGTGGGAGCATCGCATCCCGATCGAAATGGCCGCGCACGAGACGCCCAACGCCACCGCGCAGATCGCCCTCGACACCATGATCGGCGCCATTGACACGGCGATGAAGGCCAATCGGACGCTCGGGGGGATCGCCATCTATCTCGATGCCGAGCCCCCCGCCGATGGCGAGATCGAAAAGACCGGCGCCGAATCCATTGGCTGGGCCGATTTCGCGCTGATCGTCTCTTATTCGACCGACAGCCCGCTGGGCTGACCACTTCCACCACCGCCACCACCTGGAGAAATCCCATGGGCCGTCCGCTCGGCATCAACCTGGTCATGAACGCCGTCGCCGAGACGTCGTATGGCCTGACCCCCGCCACCAACTTCTTCAAGCTGCCGCTCGTCAGCCATTCGATGGGCGAGGAACAGGGCCTGATCGAGGACGATCAGCTGGGTTTCGGCCGTGAGGGCCTCGACCCGGTGTACGATGTCGTCACCAATGACGGCGACATCGTCATTCCGGTCGACCTGCGCGCGATCGGCTTCTGGCTGCGCCAGACCTTCGGCCCGCCGACCACCACCGGGCCGGTGAACGGCAAATATACCCACGTCTTCACCTCGGGTGCGGCCTCGCTGCCTTCCACCTCGATCGAGATGGGCAACCCGGACGAACCGTCCTGGTCGACCAATTACGGTGCCGTCGTCAACTCGCTCAAGATTTCGCTGTCGCGGTCGGGCATGCTCAACGCCACGCTGTCGCTGATCGCCCAGGGCGAAACGGACCCCGTCGCCGCGTCGATCGCGGGAGTGACGACACAGCTGCGCGGCCCGCGCTTCGCCCAGGCGGTCGGCAACATCACGGTCGAAGGTGCGACCGCCGCCGATATCGTGTCGGCCGACCTGTCGTTCAGCAACAATCTGGACAAGGTCGAGGTGATCCGTTCCGATGGCCGGATTGCTGGCGTTGACCCCGGCAAGGCCATGACCAGCGGGTCGCTGACGGCGCGGGGACCGCGCGGCACCCTGTTTACCAAGGCGCGTGCCAAGCTGCCCGCCAGTGTCAGCTTCGGATGGACCCAGGACGGCGGCAGCCTCGTCTTTTCACTGCCCCGCGTCTTCCTGCCCAAGCCCAAGCGTCCGGTAGCGGGCCCGAAGGGCATCCAGGCGACCTTCAACTATCAGGCATCGGGCGCGAGCGGCGCGCAGCTGACCACGACGCTCGTCAACGACGTCGCGTCGTACGCCTGATCTTAGGGAGACAGAGCATGGCAAAGCAATTTCCGGCGGCGCTGATCGCCGCTGCCACCGCCATCGCGGCTGGCGAAACGTCCGACGACATCTTGTGCAATGTGCGCGTCGTCGATGCCGCGACGGGCGAGGAGATCATCCGCGTTATCAGCGCCGACGCCGTGGCGGGCACCGTCACCCGGTTCCTGGTGGAGGATGGCAACCTGGTCCGCAACGGTGGCGCGTTCGAGACGGTGACCGAGGACCGGGCGATCCGGATCGAGTGGATCGTCCCGCCCGAAACCCCGGTCGATATCGAGTCATCGGGGACCGGCGATGCGGTCGCCAAGGGCGAGGATCACACCTGATGTGGGCGCTCGCCAAGCCCGAGCCGGTGACCAAAGAACTGATCCCCGCGCGCGGCGATCATCCGGCCGTCACCGTCACTTTCAACCCCCAGCCGTCGGCGCTGTCGCTGCGCGCCGCGCGCCGGGCCGTCGCCGAGGTGCTGCGCGCCGATCCGACCGCGATCGAGCGGGCGGGCGACGCCTTCACCGCGGCAATCATCCGCTTCAATCTGCTCGCCTGGACCGGGATCATCGACCAAAAGGGTGAGATGATCGAGCCAACTCATGACGTCGTCATCCCCAGCGATGAGAATGACGAGATCGGCATCGTGCAGCCGGGCACCATCTCGGCCTTCATCGCAGAGCCGCGTTTGTTTGAGGCGGCGGACCGCGAATATGTCCTGCCCTGGACGCAGCTGGACGCGGAAAAAAACGGCTTTGCGCCCTCGCCGAATGGCACTTCGGAGGGGGCGACGCCGGAAACCGATATTGCCACCTCTCCTGTGACGCCGGAAAGCTCGGGCGATGTGACGAGTGTCCCTATCGAGAGCACGAAGCCCAAACGGAAGCGGGTGAAGCCGTCTGGCAAGTGATCGCGGGCAGCGGGTCGCAAATCAGGCCCGCTGTCATCCCGACGCCTGACGGCTTTACCGCCCGCCCGCTCGGGCTCGATTTTGGCGCGATCATGATGATGGGCGCCGCGCGCGGTGTCGATACCGCCATGCTGGCCGAGATACTGCCCCGGATCGAGGGGGCCGTGCTCAATCCGCCCGATCCCGACGCGTATGAAGAGGAGACCGACGATGACGATGCGTAGCGTTGGTTTCCAGCTTCGGGTGGACGGTAAAGCGGAGGCCAAGAATGACTTCGTGGAATTCCGCAAGGCAGGGCAGGACGCCATGTCTGGCGTCGCCGAGGCAGCCGAGCAGGCGGCAGACCGCGCTGCCAAGGCGGCTGACGCACTGACCGAACGCCAGATCGCCAGCTATCGCAAGCAGGCCAATGCCGCCAAGCTGGCGGCGGCGGGCGCCGATAGCCGCTCTGCGATCGACGCAGCCAACGCGCAGCGCGGCAACGGCTCGCAGTTCGCTACCGTCAATCTCGACCGGTCGACCGGCGCGGCGCGGGAATCGGCGGCGGTTTTCGAGCGGGAACTGAAGCTCCAGGATGACCGCGCGGCAGCGTTGCAGAAAATCCGCGCGCTGCTTGATCCCCTGGCTGTCGCCCAGCGTCGCTACGACGACGAACTGGAGACGTATGCCGACCTGCTCGCGCGCGGAGACCTGAGCGAGAAAGAACATGCGGCCGCCCTGGCGATCTCGCGTGACCGCCTGAACGCGGCCGCCAAGTCGCTCGACGCCCATAGCAATTCGCTCGGCCTGAACCGCATGCAGTTCATCGTCGGTGCGGCAGCGGCGCGCAATTTCATGGATAGTGTGCTGGCCGGGGCGAGCCCCATGCGCGCGTTCATGCAGCAGGCGGGCGACGTCGTCACCGTCATGCAGTCTGATGACAATGGCGTCTCCGGCGCGCTGACCAAGGTGCGCAACCTGCTGACCCCGACCCGGCTGGCGATCGGCGCCACGGCGGCGGCGGTCCTGCTCGGCACCAAGGCCTGGTATGATTATTCGAGCTCCGTCGACAAGCTGAACGCGGTCACGATGGGATCGGGCCGAATGCTCGGCCTGTCCGGCCAGCAGCTTGAGGCAAATGCCGAGGCGGCTGGGCGCGCCGGGCATATGTCGGTGGAAGCCGCGCGCGACATCGAAATGTCGTTCGTCCAGTCGGGCAAGATCACCAGCGGCGTGCTGGTCGGGCTGACCGCACTGACCAAGGATTTCGCCGCTGCGACCGGCCAGGACGCCAAGGGTGCGGCCCAGCAGCTTGGTGCAGCGTTCGCCGATCCAATCGCGGGCGCCGAAGAGCTGGCGACGCGGTACGGCGTCATCAACCAGTCGACCGCCGACTATATTCAGAAGCTGGTCGAGCAGAATGACATGACCGGCGCGCAGCGCGCGCTGCTCGACGCACTCGGCCCCTCGTTCAAGGGGGCGGCGGATAACGCCAACATTCTCAAGCGTGCCTGGGACGGGATCGCCAGTTCCGCGTCCAACGCATGGACTTGGATGGGCAAGGCGATCGATCGGGCCGTTACAGGCGGCTCGCTTCAGGAGCGTATGGCCGATGTCATGCGCGAGCGTAACCGGGCCGCATCATGGGGCGCCAAGGACCTCTCCTATTACGACAAGCAGTTGTCCGATCTTCGGTCGCAGCTGGATGCCGAAGCCCGGCGCGGCGCTCAGGCGCGAGCCAATGCTTCACAGGCTCAGGGTCAGCGGATCGTCGATCAATATACTGGCGCCGATCAGCTCAGTGGGTATCGCGTCAATGCGGGTCGCCTGCGCGCTGCGTTAAATACCGGCGTGTCGGGCGAGCAGCGCCAGCAGCTGACCACGACGCTTGATGCCTACACCCATGCGATCGACACTTTCATCCCCAAGCAGGAGAAGGCGAACCAGCTGGCCGACATCGACGCCAAGATCGCGGCCGCCAAGTCGCCTGCGGCAAAGGCGGCCCTCGCGGCCGAGCGCGCGCGTGTCGAGTTGTCCGGCGAGGTCGTCACCCGCGCCCAGGTCGAAGCGCAGGCCTTGGCGCAGGGCAACCGCGCGCGGACCCAGGCCGCGAATAGCGGCGCCAGCCATGCGGCGACGCTGGCGCGTGAAGCCGAGTCGATGGAGGTCAGCGCGCGCGCCGCGCTTGATGTCGCCGATGCCTATCTCAAAAGCAGCGCGGCCGGTGTTGAGGCGGAGGCGCGCCGCAAGGCCGCCACCGATGCGACCCGCAAGGGAATTTCCGTCGACGAGCAGGTTCGTCGCCAGCTGAACCTGCAGGTGTCGGAAGGCGTCGCCACCAGCGCCAAGGCGATCGCCGGGCTTCGCGACGAGACGGCGGCCCGGCGCGCGGCGAACGACAATGTCGCGGCGGGCAAGATCACCGCAGCACAGCTGAACCAGACGCTGTCCGACGAGGCGGCGCTGCGCCCGCTGATCGCCATGCAGGTCATCGCCCAGGCCCAGGGTCAGACGAAAGCCTATGAGGAGATCACCCGGGCGATTGCCGCCTATCGCCAGGCGCTGGCAGACGCCCATGCCGAGGAGGCGCGCAGCGCTGGCGCGGCGGCGGTGGATGCAACCAAGCAGCGCACCGCCGAAACGGTGGCCTCGATCCTGGACCTCAGCAAGTCGCCGCTTCAGCAGGCCATAGCGGCGGCGCGGCGCGCGGCGAATAAGGAGGCGGACGACAAGAAATACACCGATGCCGACCGTGCGGCGTTGGTCAGCGCCCGTGTCGGCGAGGCCCGCGCCACCAACGCGCAGGCGATGGCGCGCTACATCCTCGACGCCAGCCGCGCGCAGGCCGACCAACTGGAATTGTCGCAGCGCGAATTGGAGTTGGCCGGTGTCAGCGATCAGGTGCGCACGCGCGAGTTGGACAAGCTGCGCATCCAGCAGGAGATTCGTCGTCAGTTCCCGGACATGGAGCAGGCCGACATCGATGCGTGGATGCGCGGGATTGATGTGCAGGACGCCATCAATACCAAGCTAAAGGTGACGGCGGCGGCGATGAACGAGCTGCGGGGCTATGGTGGCGAGTTCGTCGATACCGTCCTGTCGGCACAGGCCTGGTCGGATTGGGAGACACTGGGCAAGTCGGCGACGGCGAGCATTCGCAACGAGTTTATCAAGCTGGCGCTGCTCAACCCGATCAAGAATCTGATCAACGGCAATAAGGACCTGCCGACACTGGGGAGCGTGTTCGGGAATATCGGCAAGCTGTTCGGTGGTGCGTCAGCGCTCCAGTCGGGCGTCGACCTGGGCGCCTGGAGCGAGATCGACATTACCAAGATCGGTCGCAACGCTTCGGGGACGGCGCGCTGGTCGGGCGGCCTGACCTGGGTCAACGAGAATGGTGGCGAAATTGCCGACCTGCCGGACGGCACCCGTATTTATCCGGCCGCCGAAAGCCGCCGGATGATGGCCGGGAATGACAATTCGCACGCGGCACCCGTCTTTAAGATCGATCTGCGCGGCGCGGTCGTGACGCAGGACCTGCTCGACCAGATGAATGACCTGGCCAATGGGGCGGCAGTTCGCGGTGCGGCCGGCGGCGCAGCGCTCAGCGAGGCAGAGGGCAACGCGAACGCCCAACGCAAATTGGGCCGCTGGTAATGAGCATCGAAATCCCGCTGACCCGGATCAAGGATGTCCAAATCCGGCCAGTGAATTTCAGCGGCACCCAAGACGGCACGCTAGGTGGTCCGAGCCTGCCCATTCCCCGGTTGGGCGACAGGTTCGCGGTCGATATCACCACGACCCAGTTGCGACAGGATGCCGAAAGCCGCCAGCTGATCGCCGCTTTGTTCCAGGCGACGACGGATGATGCCCGCATCCGGATTATCCAGCCCAACCGCCGCCCCGGTGGCTTCAGGGCCGTAGTGGATGGCAGCGGGCAAAGCGGCCGCACGCTGAATGTTCGAGGACTGCCCGCCAACGCGGCTTTCGAGACCGGCGAGTTCTTCAGCATCGTTCATAACCTTCAGCGCTTCGTCTACATGACGGCGGGCCAGGCCATCGCTGGTGGCGACGGGCGCGCCACGGTGCCGATCTGGCCGATGCAGCGCACCCTGACGGTCGACGCCTCGACCTGCGAGTTCGTTGCGCCTTACATTGAGGGCCAGCTGGTCGGCTTCGACAAGGGCGCAGGCTTCGAGCGGAATCGTACGAAGCCGCTGACCTTTTCGATCGTAGAGCGGGCATGAGCTTCCGGCTTAACCCCCAGGTCGCGGCCGCGTTGCGCTCAGGTCATTACCCGATCGCGCCGCTGGTCGAGGTCATCATGCCCGGCCGGGACCCGCTATGGCACCTAGTCGGCTCCTATGAGCTGATGTGGGGCAACAAGCGTTTCGTCGGCCGGGACCCGCGCTTCGGGGTGTTGATCGCCGCATCGAACATCAAGGATGGCGTCGGCGATCAGGCCCCCGACTGGCAGCTGACCTTCGCCCCGCCCAGCGAGGCGGCTGCGGGCGACCTCTCGGCGGCGACGGCGCAGGGCGGAACGGTGAATGGCTGGCTGGCGGTGATCGATCCGCAAACCGGGCTGCTGCTGCCCGAGCCGATACAGGTTTTTGCGGGCGAGTTGGACTATGCCCGGCTTCGCGTCGGCAAGGCCAGCCGCACGGTGGAATGGCGATGCGCCTCGGCGCTGGAGCCCTTCCATGATCAGGAGGTGGGAGCCCGCCTGTCAGACAGCTGGCATAAGACAGTGTGGCCGGGGGAAACGGGTCTCGCCAACATGACCGGGATCGAGAAGACCTCGTATTGGGGCGTCGAAAGCCCGCCGAGCGGCGTGACCACCGGTTCCGGCGGCGGCGCGGGCCTGACCAACTATGTCCTGAGGCAGTTGCAATGAACGAGATGCTTCGCCGCCAGCGCGCCGCCCAGGCGACGGTCGACAGGTTTCGTGGCGTACCGTTCGCTTATGGCAAAAACGACTGTGCCCGCCTTGCCGCCTTCGCGCTGCGCCAGATGGGCCATAAGCCGGGGTTGGCGAAGGCGGGTAGCTATTCGAGTGCGCTCGGCGCGGCACGCGCGCTCAAGCGGTTAGGGCATGACGATCTTGCGTCCGCCCTTGATGCGCTCGGACTCCTCCGCATTCCGCCGATCGCGGCGTTGCCGAGTGATCTCGTCATGCTGCCGGGTGTCGGAGCATTCGGGGGTGCCATCGCGATGGCCGTCGGAAACGGGCGAGTGCTTGGATACCACGAAGATCTCGGTGGCGCGGATATTCTCGAACCCATCGAATTCGTCGGCGCCTGGCGAATATAGCAGGGGGCTGACATGGCTCAGGCATTGCGGACAGCCGCCCTTGTTGTGGGGGCGGCAGCCCTGGTCGCGACTGGAATCGGCGCGGCAGCGGGGGCGACTCTCATCGGTACCACCCTCGCGAGCGGCGCGGCGGGCTTCGCGGGTATCGCAGCGAGCACCTTTACGGCGGTCGGTGCTATCGCCGGTGCGGTCGGCGGCGTCCTGTCGCTTGCTGCGACGGCAGTGGCGCCGAAGGGCTCGGTCGGCGGGAATGCGACGAAGTTCAAGATCGATAAGGATGCAGGCATCCCGTATCACATCGGCCGGTCGCTGAACGGCGGAAATGTCGTGCACCGCCAGTATTACGGGTCGAAGAATGATCGGGAAAGCTGGGTCACTGTGCGCAGCCTGGGGCCGGTGAAGAGCCTCGGCGCGTTCTTGGTCGACAAGGCGGCGGTGGCGTTCGCGGCGGGCGCGGCGGTTGGCGCCTTCAACGGCTACATGTGGCTTGACGAGCAGGTCGGTAACTGCCCCGAGACCCGCGCGCTGGCTGGGCCGAGCGGGCCTTTCCCCGGCTGGCAGGACAACCCGATGTTGTCGGGCCTGGCGGCAGACCTATGGACACTCCGCTTCGATACGAAGGGCAAGAAATACCCCAACAACACGCCGCAGAGTGGCCGGGTTATGGAGGGTGTGTTCGTCTACGACATGCGTCAGGACGGCTCGATTCCTGGTGGCGCGGGCGACTGTCGGATCGGCCAGGAAGCGACCTATGTCTATAACGACAACCCGGCCTGTCATGCGGTGACGTGGGCCTTCGGCCGCTATCAGAACGGCCAGCTGGTCGCTGGTGGCGGGATGAAGGTCACGGGCATCGATTTGGCGGCAGCGGCCGAATGGGCGTCCGTCTGCGACGTCAACCATTGGACCGTCGGTGGTGTCGTGTGGACCAACACCGACAACACCTGGGACGTGCTCAAGATGATCTGCCAGGCGGGCGGTGCCGAGCCGATCGTCGTCGGTGGCATGCTGTCGTTCACCTTCAACGCCCCGCGCGTCTCGATCGGGACGATCACCTCGGCCGATGTGGCGGGCGATGTTGATGCGCCTTCCTCTTCCTCGCGCCGCACCCGCCGCAACACGGTCATCCCCCGCGTCCGGCTGGAGAGCCATGGATGGGAGGTGGTGCCGCTCGATGCGCTGACCATTGCCGATTATGTCGCGGTCGACGGGGGCAAACGGCCGACCGAGATCGAATTCCCGCTGGTTCAGGATGCCGACCAGGGCGCGCAATTGGGCGTCTATGCACTGATGAACGGGCGCGAGCTCGACGGGATCACGATCCCGGCCAAGGTCTATGCGATCGGATACCGGCCGGGCGACTGCATCACGCTCGACATTCCCGAGGCCAACCTGATCGGCCGCCAGGTCATCATCCGCAGCCGCGAGCTTTCCGGCTCGGACCTTGGCGTCACGCTGACCTGCCGGACTGAGACGTTGGGCAAGCATGCATTCGCGCTCGGCCGCACCGGCTCACCGCCGCGCACGCCCGATCTTTCGATCCTGCCGCCCGATACCGCTGCACCTGCCGCCGACGCCTGGACGGCGACGGGCACGGCACTGGCGACGGGCGGGACCTCGATTCCGGCGCTGGTGATCACGGGTGCTGCGACAAATCCGAACGCGGAGGCGGTCATCTTCGAGTATCGGCCGTCAGGGGTGGCGGACTGGTCGGCCGCCGGTGCCGAGGCGATCGATGTCGTGCGCAAGGAGATCACCTCGGTCACACCGGGGACCGTTTATGATGTCGCGGTCAGCTACCGCGTCCGTGGTCTCGTCACCGACCGCCTCATTATGGGTCCTGTGACGGCCGGGGCGCTTGCAATCGCAGGTGTGGCGACATCAAGCCAGCTGGCCCAGGCCAATGACACGATCGAGCAGCAGGCGACGCTGATACAGCAGCAGCAGGCCGCCCTGACCAATGTCACCGCGCGTGTGAAGCGTCTCGAAGACGGCGCACAAGAGCCCTAACCCTTAATCGTTCGGAGAATATCGAATGGCTACAGCAGCCTGTCTGCCGATCGCGGCAGACCGGGCGGGCGCGTGCGTCCGCACCATCTTTTTCGTGGGCCTCGACCTCACCGGCGTCCCGCTGGCTTTGGAGGCGCGCCTCAATCCGGAGACGCCCGGCCCGGCACCGATCGCGCTGGGCATGGGTGCCACGGCGAATGCCGAGGGGCTGCGCCTGATCGACGTGACGGTGAACGCAGGTGTTCCGACAAGCCAAATCGTCCTGCGCGTCAACGAATCGACGATGAAGGATGCGGCGAAGCTGCCGTATTCCGGCGAGCTGGGATCGTCTTCGCCGCTCTATTACGATCTGATCGGCATTTTTGGTCAGGACAAGCGGCGGCTGGTGTATGGGACCTTCACCCCTTTGCCGACGGTCTATGGTATGAGCGGGGCGCCCGCTGATCGGCCGATGGGCTATGGATCATCGCCGTTCGACGCAGGGGGCGCGTGGAATAGTGCGCGGGTCACTTTCGGGGATGACACCGTCGCTGTCACGATAGACGGTGCCGATTTGGTCGGTGCCATTGCGCGGGATGCACAGGTCTTCTCGCAGGTGGCGGCTGACATGGCCGGTCAGTCTGGCGCAGCGCGAAACGAAGCGCAGCTAGCCGCCGCCATTGCCGCCGGTTTCGTCGATGGCGTCCTGTACCCTTCGCCTGCCGCTGGTTTGGCGGCTGTGGCCGACGGCAAATATTTCACAGTGCGAGGCGGCAATGACGCCACTTATGCTCTGCTTTACCAGCGCCAGGGCAGCGTGGCCGTAATGCGGTCGACGGTCGCCGCATCGGCTCCTGTCGTCGCTGATGCGGCGACGTTTGCGGCCGCGGAGGCCGGGCCGCGCGGTGAGGCTGTCGTGCTGGAAAGCGGCGCGTCGGTCCCCCGCGATGCGGTCCCGCAAAAAAGATACCGGGGCGGCCCGATCTGGCTGGGCGATGTGCCGCGCGATCACAATCACTCCATCGCAGGGGCCGTCATCGCGCTGGAAGAGATGTGCAGCCTCGGCGACCTCACCAATACCTTGGGCGCGATCGACGCAGGCTTCTTTCGCATGGGCGAGCTTGGCGACAGCATCACCAAGGGGTCTCAGGTCAATCTCGATGACGGGTTGGGCGCAATGGATGGCCGTGCACTGGCGAGCGTCCTACCTGCGAGCATCCGCTTCGAGGTCGCCAGCTTCGCGATACCAGGCAAAAGCGGTCACGATTTCATTCGTTCGGATTATAAAGCGGCGTCTGCCGTTACCGATCCGTCGACCCAATTCTCCTTCCCCGAGCAGCGCATTCGTATGCGCCAGTTCTTCGACTGGAAGGGCGGCACGCAGCCCGGTTTGACGTGGCCTCAGCACGTCTTTCTCCCCGCTAACAAGCCGCACTTGTTGGTCAATCGACTAGGCGAGAACAGCTGGCCGGAGACGCTTACGAATTTCGCGAGCGATCTACGCGCTTCGGTCGCACTGGTACAGGCAGAGGGCGGTGTCGATCAGGCGTTGCAGACGCCGATCCTGCCGACCCGCGCCGATCCTGCCTATGCCGCGCAGGAAAAGCCGCTCCGGGCCATCGCCAGCGTGATCAGGAGCGTCGCCAAGCAATATGGCCTGACGCTTTTCGATGCGCAGCGTCTCCAAGATGTCTGGCGCGACGGGGTGGACACGGTCGATATGCTGACCGTGAAGGGGCAGGATATCGTGCCATCCGACTGGGTTACGCCACCCGGCTTCACCCCCCCGACCTTTGCGTCAAATCTGCCGACCTTCTCGGCTCCTGGAATGATCGTCAGAACCGACCTGATGGCCAAGAATGGGCGCCAGTCGGTTACAGTCGTCGCCGCTTCGGCAACCGCGGCGGCGGGTGTCGCCTGGCGGGTGGACAGCGGGAATTACAGGCGGCGCTACATATTCGATGTGGCGGGTGGGCCGACCCCTAAAGCGCGTTTCTATTTCCAGGACCCCGCGTTGCCCGGTGGCCAGCAGGCAATCTCGAGTTACGACATCGCGCCGGGCACTGATGGCTATTACACGCTTGAGCCCGAGTTCGAAGACGGCAAGGTCATCCTCGTCGTCAATGGTGTCCAGCTGGATGTGCAATATGTCGATCACAGCCATGATTGGGGCCTGATGGGCCTGATCGGCGAAGGCGGCGGCCGGGTCGTCAGTTACCAGACATGGACGGGGTGGCCCCGGCCCGCGACCTTCCAGCAGCTGTCCGATCGTGACCTTTTCGGGGATGGTAGCTTCGGCACCTTCGGCGTCGATTGCTATGTGTCCGGCGACGCCGAGCATCATCCCCATGCGAATGGCCTGAAGCTTATCATCCATGCTGCCCAGCAGCGGTTTTTCGCATTGCTCGCAGCTGCCGCGCGTATGCCGACCGCGCCGCCACCGATCGACCCTATTCTCGTCACAGACAATGACACTGTGCTGTCCGCCAGCGATTATGTGGACGTCACCGTGAATGGATCGGCCGCATCTGGCTCGCAGATCGTCGGCAATGATGGCGATGTCGCGATTACCGGATCGAAGCTGATTAATGTGACCGTCCCATCAACGCCGGTCGCGGTGAAAGTCCGACGCAGCGGCACCGATTACATGACGGCGAGCGTCACGGTCGCGACGAAGGGGTGGTGGCGCTTCGACGTCTTCGCCGAATATTCTAGCGGCCCGACACGAGCGCAGATGCTGGTGATCCCCACCCGTGTGAAGAAGGTGGAGGCATGACGGCGCTTGCCCATGTGATCAGCACGGCCGCCATATGGTGGCTGATGCTGTCCGGCGCGCGCTTCGGTGTGGCATCGGTGCAGTGGCTCGGCCCGGCGCGACGTGCCTATTGGCGACTGCTTCGCTGCCGCGAGCCGGGACGGGTCGAATGCCGCGCCGAATTTCGCGCGACGATCGAGCAACTGCACGTCGACCTTTGCAATGCCATGACCGCGCCGTGGTCCGCATCGCTTCTTTTCGTCGGGTCGGCCCTGATCGGCTTCGGCTTCACCTTCGGCTGTGCGGGCGACATGGCCAAGCTGATCTCCCGCGCACCGCAGACCTGGCAGACGTTCGATGTCGTGACCGATTGTATCGCGGCCGGGATGGCTGTCACGGGCATGGCCTTCGTCCAGGCCGTCACCGCCACGCATCGCACCGTCAGCCTCATGGTGTCGATCGGGCTTGTCCTCACGGGGCTTGGAATAGGGGTGGTGACGCTGTGAAGGACTGGCAGCATTACGGCATCGGCGTCTTTGCCGTTGCGGCCGGGCAATGGCTGCGCATCGGCCAGAAAATCGAGGCGAAGCAGCCCGTCACATGGCGCGACGTCGCTGTCCTCATCTCCCTTCTTCCCGCCTTCGGCGCGCTGGGTGGTGCCGCTGCCCAGCATTTCGGCTGGCCGCTCTGGGCCTATCTTACCGTCGCGATTTCGTCCGGCTGGCTGGGCTTCGGAGCAATGAAATTTGTGCTGGGGGCCGCGAAGACCATCTTGGGTACGATCGCGGGCATGGCCTCGCAGAGAGACAAACCGGAGGCCTGACGCCTCCCCATCAAGAGGAAATCGACGATGACCGAACCAACGTGGCTCACCGCCGCGCGGGCGAAGCTTGGCGTGCGTGAAACGCCCGGCCCTGCGAATAACCCCACCATCATGGGCTGGGCGAAGACCCTCGGCGCCAAGGTGCTGGGGATCGTGTTCAATGCGGACAGCGTGCCATGGTGCGGGCTGTTCGCGGCAAAGTGCGTAAGCGAGGCGGGGCTGACGCCGCCGCCGATCGCGGTCCGCGCGAAATCATGGGCGACCTGGGGAAAGCCGCTCGCGGCGGCGGCGCTGGCGCCTGGCGCAGTCCTGGTCTTCGATCGCGCCGGAGGCGGCCATGTCGGCTTCTATGTCGGTGAGGACGATACCGCCTATCGCGTGCTCGGCGGGAATCAGTCGGACGCGGTGACGATCACCCGCATCGCGAAGGACCGCTGCGTGGCGCGGCGCTGGCCTGCCAGCCTACCGGTGATCGGCAAGCCCGTCCGGCTATCCGCCTCCGGGCAGACGCTGTCGGTCAACGAGGCATGACCGCGCTCGCGCTCTTGCGCCGCTTTTGGCCTGCGTTGATCGTGCTGGCGCTGGGCCTATGGGCGGCGCGGCTCGACCACCTTCGCGCCGACCACCTCCAGACGCTGACCAATGAGCGAGCGGCTTGGACGGCGGCGATTGCGGATGGGGAAAAGGCCCGCCTCGCGGACGAAGCCACCTTCGAGCGCCAGCAGGCCACGGCGGCGCAGACCTATGCCGCGACGCTGGCGGCCCGCCAGCCCATCATCATCCACTCGAAAGATACGGTGACACGCTATGCGCAGACTGATGCTGGTCGCGTTATGTGCCGCGACGCTGACCGCGTGCGCGACATCGACGCGCTCGATACCGCCCTATTCGGCACGCCTTCCCGATCGTCCGGCGAAGGCGGGGGAGCCCTGCACTCCGACGCCGCAGCACCGTCAGCCCGACGGTAGCGCCACAGCGGCCGACGATGATGCCACGATCCGCGATGGCCGGTTAGACCTGGCTGCCTGCGACGACCTGCGCCGCCTGCTTTGGGATAGCTGGCCCCGCCGATGACCGCCCCGTTCCACTATCACCCCCGGAGAAAGACCATGACCCTATTTCGCTGGGCATGCGCCATCGCGCTTGCGTGCCTGTCTGCGCGCGCGACCGCGCAGAGCTATCCGCTGTCGGCGTCCCCCGATGGCTGGGCCCGACCGACGTCCCCCTGCGTCTATGACCCGGCAACGAAGCTTTGCGCCCCGACCACGGCAAGCGCTCCGCTGCCGGTGCTGACGATCAACCGGGCCGAGACGTTCCAGCTTGCGACCGCCAACACGGCAAGCGCCCCGGTCACGCTCGTCGGCGGCAGCTACATCCTGGCGCAGAGTTGCACCGGCTATGGCTCGGTCTCGCTTCGATATCGCGGGCCCGACGGTGCCGCGATGGTGGCGATGGTCACGAAGACGGCGGCCGACAGCGCGGGCGGAACGCTGGTCCAACTTGGCGGGGGTGCGATCGTCGACGTGTCGCTCAGCGGCACCACTGGCTGCAACGTCAGCCTGACGCGGGTGCCGCAATGATCGGCCGCGCTATCCTGGCGCTGGTCGCCGCATCACTTGCCCTGGTCCGCCCAGCGCTCGCCCAGGTCGTCGGTCCTGCCACGCCCGTTGCGTTTGGCGCTGGGCAACCCGCTGGCACGCCCGCCGCGCCCGCGTGGGCGTTCGGCACCTCGTCGTTCCGCACGGCAGGTGCGGACCTCTACCGAATGCAGGCGTCTGACGCCAACCGGCTGACCGAGCTATCGGACCTCTACCTGCCGCCCCAGCCTGCGGGCTGGCGGGTGGTGTTCACCAACTTCGGGCTTGACCCGAACAACCGCCCGGCCGGGACGGCGCGCGAGCAGAAGCCCGGCAACACGAACACGCTCGACTATGTGGTCGCGTTCACGGCGGTCAACGGCGGCGGGACGCGCGTGGCGCTGACCTTCGGCGGTGCGGGCTCCACGGTCATGGCGGACGGCGGATTTGCGATCACCGACGCGGTGCCGACCGCCTGGCCGGGCGGCTTCCTGCGGACCTCGATCAGTACCGCCATGGGGGCCGCGCGTCCGCGGGGCTTCACCAGCATGGGCCAGTTGGGTGAGGTGCGTCGGCACCTGGCCGCGCCGAACGCAACCTACGCCTCGGGCGGCTCGATCACGAGCGTTGGCCTGACTGCCAACACGACCAACGGCTATTCCCCGGTCGCGGTGTTGGTTCCGTGGACACGGCAGCCGTCAGTGCTCGAGATCGGCGACAGCATCACCCAGCAGGACGACCTGCCCCAGCTGGCGAGCAGTCGGGGCATGGTCGGCGGTGTCACGCGGGGGCTGGACGACGACGGGCCGACCGGCCGCTTCGGCGTGGGCAATTTCGGGCATCACGGCGCCCAGATGGCTGATTTCATGGACCTGTCCGACGGTCGCTTCGGCCTGCGCTACAAGTTTCTCGCCTATATCCGCAACACGCTGAACGGCGGCCAGGTCTGGCCGTTCTCGGCGATCTGGTCACAGGGCCTCCGCAACGACTATTCGGCGATGGGTTACGCGGCGACCGACACCATCGCGTCGGTCACGGCGGATATGCAGTCACGGGCGACCGCGTGGTGGCAGTTCCTCGCTCAGACCTTCCCGGGCGTCCCCATCATCCAATCGACGATAAGCCCGCGCACGGTCGACAACACCATGGCCCGCACGACGCTGGCGTCACAGACGGGCAATGGCCTGGGCAGTTCGCAGCCGCTCCAGACCGTCAACGACTGGATCATGACACGCCCGGCACCGCTGGCGCTCTCGGTCGACCTGCGCGCGGCCTATCAGGCGCCGGACGACGGCACGCCCGTGCCGAAATGGAAGCTGACGCCGATGGCGGCGGCGGGTGGTGGCACCCTGACCACCGCACTGGCGGTCGGCAACGACATCAGCAATACCGGTGTCCGCATCACGACGAACGTTTCCCCCGTCACCGGCAATTACTTGGTGTTTGAGCCGGGCACCGCGAACATGGAGGTCGGGCCGCAGATTGGGACATCGATCGTCAACAACAACGACGGCACCTATACGCTGAAGGCTCCATCCTATTACGCGATCAAGAAAGCCCATGCGGCCGGGTCGGTCGTTTCGACGACCAATAGCGCGGATGGGACCCATCCGGGCTCCGGCGCGCAGCAGGCGGCGGCGGTGCCGGTGATCGCTGCCAAACCGGCGATCACGAGTCTGACGGCGCGGTAGTCGGGGGCGGCAGCGTATCGCCGCTCTCGATCATTGAAGCACCGGACCGGTCTGTGGGGGAGGTGAAAACGCAACTATTGCGTCGAGGCTATTGCCATATGCGTAAATAGCGCGTCTAAGGGTGACGACCCGCCGCACGGTGAGGTCAAATCCAGCTATTTAGCTGGGATAAGACCGACAATGAGAGCAAACATGCTCCCACTGCCCGAACCGAAAGCGCCAGTAGTCCACCACAGACACCGCTTTCGGCCAGCTGCACACGATCCGCATGACAGTTCTCCTTTGGGGTCCGGGGTAGAGCCCCGGGCTCCGGGAGCGCCCCATGCGCCCCGCGCCGTTCAGGGCGCCAAAGGGCAGAGGGAGAATTGACGGCGGGCCGTCACCAACCGGCATACCTTCTATTTATCAAGAGTCGAGTCATGATTCGTTCGGTTGCGACGAATCATGAACATTATCTGCGCGTAACGTCATGTCATTCAAATATGGAGATATAAGGATATCTTTATATTTAGCAGCTTGCGCGCTGGGCATTCAAAATATTGACGTTTGTTCTTATAATGTTCCATCATGCCCAGCGCAGCGTATCCCCGGAGGCGATGAACGATCAGCGCTATCCCTAGAATTAATACGTCTGTTGTAGCTGACGTCGGTCTTCGAGATGAAGAATCACGCAATCTAAGCACAAAAGTGAAATTAATTTTTAGGGGCTTGCGCTTCGCAAACCCCGCAGACATCCATGCGTCGCGTTGGCTGGATAACATTGGTCAACTGCTATTCATCGCAACCAGCCTCCTCAGCAGGCGCAATCTATCTTGCGGTGCCAAGCGGGATTTTCCACTATGGATGGTGGAAGCAGTCGGAATTGGTCGGCAGTTTCTCCGGAGCCGCACCACCGTCTGGAAAACACAGGTGCGGCCCCGGCAACATTACCCCCGAGGGGCATCGTTGATGGAACGGAGCCAGCCTACGCCGCCGTCGTTCCATGGTCAACGAACCTTTCGGCAACACCGAGGTTGCATAATGACCACGCAATACGAGCTTGTTCCCCACACCTATCAAGGGGCGCTCGTCCAACAACGAGCGAATGACGGGTACATCAACGCTACGGCGATGTGCCAAGCTGCCGGCAAACAGTTTGGACACTACCGTGAGAATGCGCAGACCAAGGCGTTCTTGACCGCATTATCGGTCGATATCGGAATTCCGATATCGGAAATTGTGCAGTCCATTAAGGGCGGTGATCCATCACTTCAGGGCACCTGGGTGAACCCTCAGGTCGCGGTCCACCTCGCGCAATGGCTGTCTCCGGAATTTGCGGTGAAGGTCAGCCAGTGGGTCGTCGAATGGATGTCCGGTAAGCATCCATCGGATCGAGTCTGGGCGCAGTTTGAGGACCGCGTATCGCTCGTCTATGACAGCGTGCCACTGGGCTATTTCTGCGTTTTTCGTGAGATTGCAGACGTGTTCGCATCGCTAATCGCGAACGGAGCAGATTTTGGTACGCGGATGATCCTCGATATCAGCGTCGGCATTCACTGGAGCAACCACTGGAAGAAGGCCAAGCTCGAGTTGAAATACGGGCCGCGCGGAACGTTCCCGCATAGTTATCCGAAATATTTCCCCCAAGCATGGTCTAATCCGCAAACTGCGAACTGCTACCCAGAGGACGCGCTGCCAACATTCCGTCGCTGGATGCGGGAGGTCTATGTGCCTCACAAGATGCCTGCATATCTCAGGGATCAGGTGGCCCAAGGCAAGCTAGCGGCCCCGATCGCGAACAACGCATTGGCCGCCCTTGCCCAACGCGAGGCAGCCAGGCCGACACCGACGATTGGTCGCTGATAATCTGCGCGGGCTGGCGATTCCAGCCCGCGCAGATCAGGTCGCATCTGATAAAATGATATACCCATCACCCTGCAATCGGCGGACTAATTGTCCATAATTCCAGGTCGCGAGTTCGCCCTGCGCCTGAACGGCGACGGCAACTCCCTTTTCGACCTCGGTCCGCTGCTCGAGCTTCGCCATTTCCGCTACTAAGTGCCGGTTTTCTTGGTTCTGCTTCTCAGTGAGATAGCACCCGGCAGTGGCAGCAAGAACGGTGCCAACGAATGCAGCGATGCCGACGGCATTTGGCGCGCCAGCAAAGAGCGAGAAGAACGCAGCTACGGCGGTCATGGCAAGTATGCTTTTATGATCGATCATGCCTCGCAAGACTTCTCTTGCCGAAACGCTGGTAAGCCTCAATTGGCTTAGAGCCTTGCGCGATGACATTTCAAATCATTCCCTCTACCGTATCGGATTGCACCTCAGGCGGCGGCAATCGTGCTGGAGATGACCGAACACTGAACCCGACGATTTCGAGCCACACCCCGCCCCGCTCCCATCGGCTGGACAGCGGCTCATCAAGCGAACGCATGGGCGGCGGATTGAATCGGCGGCAATCACGGCGCATTCTGGGACCGATCATCGCCGCTTTGATTAATCATCGGATCGCGTAGCACCTGGCCTGAGAATGCGACGAAGACGATTCGCTGCATCAATTGGATCCCTCTCAGGGGGAGAGGGAGGTAGTTGGCTTCGAACGCTTTGACTGTTCGCGTTTCGCTCCGCAACGGCTCGTACTCGATCCTCACTTTGCAGCCTTTGAAGCTCTGCGGCTTTGGCCGAAATGAGGTCTCCGACGCCGATAGTATTCAGCAAATCTACGGATGAAGCCTCCAGGCGAATGCCTTTTCCTTTCGCGCTTTGGCGTGCCCAGTGGCGGGCAACGTCGACCATGGTCGTCATGCCTTCGATCTCCTTATGCGATAGCCCGCGCCTCAGCATGCCCTCTGGCGGTTGACCGCAGTATTCGACCTCCTGCAGCTTAATCGTCCTCAAAGATACATGGCGAGGGCCACGGTGGAAATTGAAAGCTTGGCGGTCGAAACAGATGATCCAGAAAAGCCAATTGTCGCTCGGATCACCATCGGAACCCGCAAAAATAAACATGTGATGCACGAGTGGCCAGCGGCGTCATTAGCACAAGCGCAGTCGGAGGCCGACGCCTGGCTGGATGAATATTCAGCTAGGCTAGGCCTCGGCTATCCCGCGCTGTCCGCGCCGAGCGCAATCGCGCATAGAGCAAGCATCATTCATGATGCGATGCCTGCGCTACCCGAGCCGAAAGAGGCATATGTCGCCAGGAGCCCTGTCCGATCTGGCGCGGCTCCCGCACGAAATGTGGCCGATCGTGTGCTGCAGAAGAGGGGTAGGGGGTATGCTCCTCAGTCGATCATAAAGCGCGTCGTGTCAGCTGCGTCGGACGCGGGCATAGTGGTCACCGGGGTCCGAGTTTGGCCTGACGGCTCAGTAGCGGTCTTTTCAGGCACTATCGATCAAGGCGTTGCCGAAGACCTTACTTTCGCTGATTGAGGGACAGGGAGGCTGACGGGTCGCTAACCCATCGGTCGATGTCGCTTTCATACCATGCAACCGAGTTAGCTCCGATCTTAACTCGCATCGGAAAAGTGCCAGCGGCTTCCCGCCGGTAGATCGTAGCCCGTGACAATCCGGTCCTATGCTTCACTTCCGCCATTCGAATAAGGCGATCCGTTAGGCGATCGAGAGGGAAATTCATCCATGCATCCGTGGAATTTCGTCAACAGGCTCTGTGCTTAGCGGCCCGTATGGCCGGCTGTATGCTGAAAAGCGCGTCCGAAGAGCGTCATGGTCGCGAGGCCCTCATACACCTCCAACGCCGTCAGCCTCGCGCCCGAGCACTTCAACAGCAAAGCCAGTCCGTCTCTGCGTCATCAACGGCGTCGAACATATCGCCATCGGCCTGCATGCGGCTCAGGTGCTTGCGGACGTCTTCCGGCGATCCTTCGCGCGGGAAATTGCGGTCGGCTTTCGCCGCTTTGACCAACTCGCCGATCAGCCCGTGGCGATCGACCTGGGCAACGATCCACGCACCGAAGGGTTCGCGGCCGGTATCGGGGGAGGTTAGGGGCAA